TATTGCCTAACAGCAATATCAAGCGAATTACTATTGTATTTAGCTTCTATAAATTCTTTAGACATGTAAAATAGTTATTATTGTACAAATATAGTTATTTATTATTTAACTTTAATTTACCCTTGTTGTTTACCCTCGTTGGTGTATATTTTACAACACAAAGGTATTTGTTACCCTTGTTTTATATTTTTAACTCCAATTTGTAACCAAATTTATGGTTTTCTTTAATTCAAAGAATATTCTCATAAATATCATATCTCTATAATCAGGAGAACGACCTATATCTTGTTTAATTTGTGCTTTTCCTTTTGATTCTAGTTTTTTTTCAGGGTCGTGGTCTCCTTTTGACTGTATTTGAGCTAGTTCCTGATTAATATATTGTTTTTGATCTGTGCTTAAATCTGCACTTATGTATAATTCTCCTTGATTAATCTTATCTGCAAGTAAATACAAGCATTGTGTCTGTAAGTTCTTGTAGTTTGGTACTTCTTTACCTACCTTAATAGCAGTAGCATTGTTTTTAAAGGACTTTGCACCAATAGAGGACACAACACCCCACCCTAAACCATCAGCGTCTACAACAACCCTATGTTGAGGAACTCTGTGCTTAAATCTTAATACTTTTATAGCGTTTATTAATTGTGGAGCAGTAGATGTATCAAATTCAACAATTTCCACTAAATTCCATCCTTCCCAATATCCAATAACCGCTTTATCACTTCCTTGACCTGCAATATCAGCAGTAATGTAATTTTTACTTTTATTTTGAGCAACGTGGTCATTACTGTAAATAGCCTCAATCATTTCTTGTTCAGCTAATTGGTAAGGGTTGTCTTCGTAATCCCAATTACCTTTAAACAAACGTTCGTATGTAGGTTTGTGGTCTAATGCTTTAGCCATTAATCCATCAATATAATCTTGGTCAATAAAAGGGTTTTCTACAACAAGGCAGTTAAGGTATATTCTCTGAATCCTTTTTCTACCATTATCCATTAATATTTTATTCTCTTTATAAAGGCTTCCGTTTTTATGCTTATCATAAAACTTCATTTTACCCCAGTTTTGTTTAGGGTTACAAGTCATAAACATTTTTTTCTTTAACTTGTATTTTGAATTTAAGTGTCTTCCAATCCTTGTTCCTAAAACAATAGCAGCCATTTCGTGAACCTCTCCAATCTCTTCAATCCAACCTCCTGTATATTCAGTAGAACCTAAATCTTCATACATAGGGTCAGATGGCTTGTATTTTACTTCAATAAAATTAATAACGCTACCATTACCAAATTTTATGTAATTTTTTTGTGCATTAAAGTTGTAATCTGTAATATTATACTCTTTACAAACTTTATCAACTGTTTTTAAAACCGAATCTAACAAATCCTTTAATTGGTTACGTGCAATGAACCAATTTGTGTCAGGGTACGCCAAGCATGAGAAAATTAACCAACAAGCACCAGTCCAAGATTTAGCACCTCCTGCCGCACCTCCGTATAGAAACTCGTCATACTCATTGTCAGTTAATATTTCTAAAGCCTTTCTTTGCTTTTCGTGAGAAGCCTCTTCACCTATTTCAAAATTGTTTTCACTATTTGCAGCAACACCCTCTACTATAAAGTCAAAAACCCCTTGCTTAAAGAGATTTATTCTTAAAGACAAAGGATTTAAGTTGCTAAGTAATTGATTTATGTCGTTGTTTACATTCATTGTCTTAAAAACTTTTTACCATCTTCTAGTTTTTCTTCTGCATTATTCATTTCTAAATACTGTAATTCGTATTTATCTGTTGCTGTATGTATTTGGTATTCTAATAATTTACAGGCATAAGAAACCATACTCTCTTTTTCATCCTCCCCACAAGCGCAACCTGATTCCATATTCTTTGCAAAAGAAAGTAATCTAATTGCAAAATGTATTCCTGCTATTACTCTATTTTCTTTAATTGGGTTTTCCATTATTTAAAACAATTCTTCATGTTCACCTATATCTATCCCTCTGTCTATTAATTCACAAACAAACCAATATGGCATCATTTCGTATTTTAATAACATCATTTTATTGAACTCTTTTCTTAATGAGGAAAATGCAAAATCTTCAACTCCAAATTTTTCTCTGTAAATAATGTATAATTGTTCTTTGATTATTTCTGTCATTGTTAAAATATTTTATTGTATAAGTAAACTAATATAACACCTGTTGTGTAAGATACACATATCAAATGGTAAAGTAGTAATAAAAATGGTTTAAACCTAAATGCTTTTAAAAATTGCTTCATATTATTTATTGTTTTTATTAAGTTTTGATTCATCTAGCCATAGGTCTATAACAAATTTAGACTTGTTTAAATCATTTGTAAATTCTCCTTTTTTTTCTGAACGTTCTAGTCTTTTAACTATGTCAAATAAATAAGGATTCCAACCACGCTCTTTAGCTACTTTGTATAGGCTTCCTCTATCATTGTTGTAATGCTTTGGGGCTTCCTCTTTTTTTAAGTCTACTGGAGATACTGTTATTGTTGACATAATTTTTATTTAGTTATTTTTTTTCTTTTAATTTCTTGTTGTAAATCTTCATTTCAGCGTTAGTAAGAACTCCTACACCATCAATACCATTAAATTCGTATTCTTGTATTATTTTCTTTTTATTATTGACGTAACCCTCATTGTTTAGATCACTAAGTAAGTAAGACAATTTACTAACATGAACTCTTAGCTTTAATTTAGGTCTACCATCTGCATAGATAACCCAAGTATTCTTATCAGATTGATAATTTCTTATCTTACCATTCTTTTGCCTAAAGTTTCTTTTAAAGTAGTCTAAAAATCTTTTTATCATTATGTTGTTTTTTAAATTATATCAAAATAGAGCCAATCGCTTTATAACCAGCGACGATTTATTTATTCACGTCAGCCCTATTTATCTATAATTACTATAAATAGCATTAACCTTAATTTGGTCTTTGCTATTATTTACATTTGATTCATTCTGTTATGCAATTCTTTTGAATAAGATTGCAATGCCGACATACTAGAAACATTCTTAGTGCTTGTTTTAGTTCCATCTACATCCGAGTATTTAACACTGTAACTTGGACTTCCAAACGTATGCGAAGCATCAGATTTTTTCTGAATTAAAACATCTCCAACATAAATGTAACCTCTACCAAACAAAAATGCTAAAACCCACTTAGGAACAACTGTAGAGCCATCTCTAATTACATTCTTATAACTTGAATAACTCATTCCAATACTTTTAGCAAAATCTTCGCCAGTTATATTGTCAAAAAGCAATTCATGCCTAAATACATCAAGTTCATTCATTTTTCTTTCAGTCATAATTTTTTTTATTCTTTAATTAGAACTTCTAATACGTTTTTAGCTTGACCAATAACAATAGCATCATCTAGTTCAAACGATCCTTTGTTGGTTGCTACTTTAACAGCCTGTATCAAAATACCTAATGCTTGTTTTTCTTGATCGGTAATTACTGATTGTAATCCTTCTTGTACTTCTTCTACTTTTTTTAAATCTTTAGCCATAATATCTGTTTTAAATCTATCTTAATTAATAGAATAACAAATATATGTCTTTTACCCGAGCAATCGTACAAAATACTCAAAAAATTTTTCAGAAAACGCAAAAAACCCAACCTAAACTAATAGATTGGGAAAAATTAACTAACTAAAATATAAAATAGATATGAAACTATTCATCAAATATACTAAAAATAAATCACATCAATTTAACAAGCCAGTAAAAACTATTTTATTTTAGAAATCTTCTACTAGTATTATTTAATATAATACTGTACTGTTATATTATGTATTGTTATACTGTACTGTTATCCTACGCATTTCCTAAATACCCTCTTTAGGATATTAACTACCCCTGTTTAATATATTAACCACCCCCTGTTTAGGAAACTAACCACCTAAATCAAAGTTTCCAACACCGACCCCCGAAGAATAAATACTAAACAAAAAGAAAATTTTTTCAGAAATCAACAACTTTCAATTGTACTGAAATAAGCCATCAAATCGCCTTAATGCATCCAATCATACCACATAACTAAACAACTCGCTTAAATACACTCCAAAGTTAGCCCTAGGCAATATTCAACAACAACTATCACCATTAAATTACTACGGATAAAAGTGTTTTTTTGAAAAATTATTGTGTGGGGGTGAAGCACAAGAGACCAAATATATTCAGGGGGGGTGTCTTTTTTTTCTTTTGCCTTGTTTGATCTTTGTTTTGTGCTGCTTTTTGCCTTGTTTACCATGCGCAGCACTTCCAGCAACTACATAACCCCATGCATTTGCGCCTTTATCGCTGCTTTTTTGCGTTATTGTCAGATTTTAGGTGTTTTTATTGCGGTTCTTTTGTCTCGGCTCGGTCGGTTATTGCGAATAGTGCAATACATTTGCCTTTGTTCGGGCTATTGTTTCGGGTCTTGCTGTTCCAATGCTTTCAATAATGCCAACTGTAAGGATGAATCTAGCTTTGATATATCGATGTTCGGTTGTTTTTGGCTATTGTCAATAGCATACATACCAGCGATTTTATTATATTCCTTCAATGAATCCA